TTGTTTTGACAAAAAAGAGGTTATTTAACCTCTTTTCGTTCTTGGATTAGTAGTAGTGCTTTCATATATCCAACTATCTGGATCTATTTGTGTAGTATGATCTGTTGTTGTATATTTATAATCAGTACTAGTCCAGGTTGGGCCATAATCCCACCAATTAGGATAGTGTGGATAAATAGGATAAGGAGCATAATGAGTACATAGCTCATTTGTTTTATCGCATCTGCCGCAAGGTAAATAATATTTACATCCAGTGAAGTTTAAATCTAAATTTAATTCTTTTGCCATAATTTCCTCCAAAAAATACTATGGGTATTTTTATTTTAGGTTTTCGATGCACACACTCAGTGCCGGCCGGTCCAGACTTGTAATCACTTTTACATGCCCTTCTTTGTGACGAACAATATACAAAAGTCTATGATATTGTTCTTGTGTAAGATCAGTATTTTCAAAATATACAAAATCATAACAATAACCTCTTAACGTATCAAAATTATGAGGTATTTTCATAATACGAAGTTCAAGATTATCATTAATAGATATTCTAATTTCATTTTGAGTTGCTCTATACGTAGAGAATGGATGACTATCCATAATTAAATCTACTAAAGCATGTCGCAATTCTTCAGTTCTATATAAATATAATATTTTCATTAGAAGTACCATTGGGTTCCCAATATCTCATAATCTTTGATCATAAGCTGTGGGCCATTATCCCATCCCGTATTGCGTGCGCATGTTCCAATAACATCTATCATAACAGTTTGATCTATGCTATTTGGAAGCAAATTTTTGTACTCATCTTCTGATACGCCGAACTTAACAGCACTTAACCCAGAAGGGAATGCAATTTTAAGTGTTGAGCCAAACAATTTAGTGTTATCTTCTGTAATAGGAACGCCTTGAATTAATACGAGAGGTTCTTCTACTCCTTGACCCCATAAATCCTTAGCATCTGCTATTTCAAGAATGTCTAAATTGTCTATCTTGTTTGGTAAATATGAGACATCTACAATATAAGAAGTTCCAAAATCTGCATCCTTTAATTTTTCATTTGAATAAGCAATAAACTTATCAACATTTGAATCTAAGATGGCCAAACCTAAAGCATTATCATGTCCTTCCGCCAAACTGAAGAAACCACTATCGTTTGCAAACTGCTGAAGAGATGGAACCGAATCATTGACTGGATTGCGGCCAGAGCCAGACCATAAGACTTCTCCTGTTTCTGGGTCAAAAGTTAGATTCAATAACATAACAGGGTGGCCGTATTTGGACATAACCTTGTTCGCAATTAATCCAGTAATAGATTTACTTTCTTCTGTTGGATTTTCCCATTTAATAAGGATAATCTTATTTTGATCCAAATGCTCATTCTGAATTTTTTTGCAGACTTCATCAAAGATAGTATCTCTTGTTTTATCCTGTCTTTTTTTAACATTAGTACATGTGCGCACGGCCTGTTCAACAATAGTTTCCATGTCTCCTGGCTTATGGCCTCGCTTAATTGAGGGTACTAATGTATATGCCTTTTGTTCAAGCATTGATTCAAAAAGACATTCTTTTTCTTGTTGCGTTCCAACTCTTGTGACTGCATTGACAGAAGGAGCTATATACCACGCCACTCCTTCTGGAGAAGGTTGATCACTCTTCAATGAATATTCATTCTTGGCAACCATTGCCTTTAAGAATGGATTATTTATATTAGCAAGACCCAGACTAATTAATTCATGTGTTTCATAGTCTTTTAGTTCCATTACATCGGCAATAATTCCAAGAGCAGCTAAATCCAACATTTCTTTTGCATAAGAAGTCTCATTCATTTCGTCAATATATGAGCAGAATTTATACACCATTCCAACTCCACTTAAACTCTTTGTTGGATAGCCATCATCTAATTGATTATTGATAACAATAGCGTTTTCTGAATAACCAGTAGTATTATGGTGATCAATAATAATTAGATCAACACCCATTCGTTTAAGAATTTCATGCTTGTCAAATTCGTTACTGCCTGCATCTGGACAAATAACAAGTTGTGGTCTTACTTGTTCAATTTCTTTCATTAATAGGCCATGGCCTTTATCATCGTGCATTGCCCATGAAACATGCTGTTGAGTGAAACCTGGAAAAAATTTGTATAAATAATTAATCATGAATGCGGCACTGGTATAACCATCGCAATCACTATCAACATTTACAAATATGTCATGTTGAGCTGCAATATGATATATTAGACATCTTGCTGCTTCATGCATATTTTTAATGGACGCAGGATTTATAATATCTGCTTCAGTTACTCTTAAATAATGATCGGGATTCTCAATTCCCCTGTTTCTCAATATCCCGTATAAGATAGATTCATTTTCTTGTCGTTTATCTTCTCGAATTGTATATTTCATTACAATGATATCCTTTCACTAAATAGTTTCAAATATGTTTCTTTACCTTTATCAACAGGAGAATCTTTATATCCTGTTATCATGTTTTTATCAAATATAAAACTAATCTTAACATAATTATTATATTTACTATGAATTTTCATTAAATTCTTAGTTAATTTCTTAAATTCATCATCACCAATTTCTTTAAACTGGCGGTCAAGGGCTACTATGACTTCACGCACCCCGCAGTCCATAAGCAAACTCATTTGATGCTCAGATATGTTACTACCGCAGCACGCCACAGAAATATCGTTTTCATGCCCGAAATATGTCTGATATTTCAAACAGGATTTTTCTCCTTCAAAAATTACTGCGCGTTTAGCTTTATTTATATTCCTTTTGGAATTATTTAAATTATATAAAGCCATACTTAAAGGATGATTATATTGAATTTTATTTACAATTAATGGACGATATTTTCCGTACATTTCTGCATCTTCTTTACTTAGAGTTCTACCTCTAATTCCAATTAATCGTCCTACATCGTCAAAGTGCGGAATAGTAATTTGATTTCCACCTGGAAAGTACCCTATTTTATTATAATCAAGCACTTCTTGAGAAATTCCTTCCTCTAACCAAGGAAGAAGTTTTACCTTATAGTTAAATACTGTAAGGATATTTTTCTCAAAAGGTTTTAACTCAACACCATAATCTTTTAATTCAATTCTTTCAATTTTATCATATCGCTCAAAGATGTCCCAATCGGAAAGTTTTTCACCTTCTTCACTTACATAAGTTCCTGAAATTCCGAATCGGAATGCGATAAAACGCACGGCCTCATTAAGGTCAATATCTTTGTGCTGTTGGATTGAAAATACTTTAATAGCTAATTCAAATATATCAAATGATTCATCGCCAGCAGTATATGAAGTAAATAGTCCTGAATTGGAATAATAGTAGAGTTTTCGCGAACCCTCACCAGGAGGATTATGATCTATCGTTTCTGCGATAATACCTGTGCTTGAATACTGAGGATTTCCACCCCAATCGGCAAGCAATTCAAATATATTATCTATATCAAGACTTTCTCTTATCTCTTGCTTGTCGTAGTTAAGCATAATTCCTCCTAGAATGCACTTGGTTCAACTTGAATTTCAAAATCGTCAATTGGAACAAACTGATAACGCCAGTCGGTTGCGTACATTGGATTAACTCTACATGTACTTAAATCTGCTTTACACCATAGATAAATACCTACGTATCGGCCTCTACGATTTTTATAAACAGATAGCTTTAAATCCGGCTGTTCAAGTCCATTATCTTTAATTAAAGTATCTAATGAATCAAGGTCTTTTTGAGTTACTTTAAGTAAGATACTGCCATAGTCAATTTTATCTGCTATGGATTTTGCTCCACGAAGTAAATTTTGATCGGGGGTTTCTGATTCCTGATAATCTGCATTTAACTGTGTTGCAGATTCAATGAAAATATCGTATTTATTACACAAGTCTTTTAACTTAATAGAAAGCATGAATAATACGTTATCTTCTCTTAATTTAACTCCACCAGAACGACGAGTGATTTCTTCCAAAATCTTAATAGAGGTATGAATATAGTCATGGAAAACATATTTTATATTATGTTCTCGCAAATTCTTTTTAATAGTATCTTCAATATCCTGTAAAGAGAAATCTGGAAGTTCTTCTACATATATTGGAGAATGTTTTAATATATCTGCGGCTTTACGTACCCTTTGAAGTTCATCACCTTCATACTGATTATTGATGATATGCTCTTCATCCACGCAGGATAAGAATGCAATCATCATTGTCTGAATTTCTTCAAGTTCCTGCTCAGTTGAGATATATAGACATGGCTCTGCTACACCATTGCCAATCCAGCCAAGCATTTTATCGTAAATCATATCTGCGCCAAGATAGCAACAATCTGCTATCATGGTACGGGATTTACCGACACCAGTAGCCGCAGAACGCAGATAGAATTTCTTTAATCTTGCGCCGCGGGTAACTCGATTAATAAAACGACCATATAGAGGAGAACCTACTTCTGGATAAGTCATTAGTCGGTCAATTAAAGCGTCAATGCCTTCTCCTGCATGGTGAGTTTCTCCAAAACTTCTGCTGACATAATTGATACGAATACTTTCAACCATTGTATCAACTTTATCCGCAATTTGTTCAAGAGTTAAATTATCCAATTCTTCCTCTTGGAGCTGAAGTTTCTTAGTATCAATTAAATTAGGATCATATATAAAGGTAACATCAATTCCATACTTCTCATATGTACGTAAAAGCGTCATTTTCTTCATTCGATTATAATAAAAATCAAACGCTGATGGCAATGCTTTTTCCGCAGCTGATTTAAGCCACTGCTCACCTTTATTTACATTAAAGATAGCTTGGCTTTCTGGTTTTGTAGAAAAAAAGTCACTAATATTTTCTACTGTAATTTCATTTGCGCCAAGATGATAAATTCTTTCAATCGCGCCAAAGATAATTTTATGAAAATCGGTTGTAAAATCATCTGCATTAAATGAATATTTATCTGTATCATCTAATAAGGAGGGCTTGATAAATAAACTACCCAAAACTTGAACTATCGCAGTTTGATCTACATATGCGCTACTCATTATTATCCTCCTTATCTAAATCTAAGAACGAAAACGAAGATTTCTTCTTGACTTTTCGTTCTGGAACTGGAATTGAAATTCGTATAGTTTTTGGCTCATATTTTTCTAATATTTTGGGAGTATCTTTGGCATGTTGATTTGCTTCCCAAATAGAGTAAAAATAACGATATGCTTCATCGTACATATATGGAACAATACCAATAGAGCCATTACCTTTTTCTATTGGTTCTTTCTTTACTTCATATACATACTGCATTGTCCTAATCATACCTGAATATGAAAAATTATTCTTTTCATGATAAGACCTAGCCAATCTCATAGTTCTTGGATAATCAAATAATCTTCCAAATAATTGACTGCAATATTCTAATAACATATCGAAATCTTTTTCTTCTTTGGTTTTCGCCGCTTCGCGTTCGTCATAACAGGTTTGATGTGCGTACCAGCGTCCCTTTTTAAAGGCTGGCTCTTTATCTGCGTCAAATGTTTTTCCGCAAATGCGACACTTTACTAAATGTGCCATTTCGAGAATCTCCTAACTTATTATAACATATAAAATAAAAAGAGTCAATATGTGACTCTTTTTATGAAGGGGTTTATAACTCTTTAATCTCATCTACGATAAGAGCGATGAATTCTGCCTGATCTCTTGTAGCCTCAGACGCCTTCTTACCCTTGCCAAGATAGCGATTAACGATTTCAGTAATTTTAGGTCCATTTGCAGGATCTTTTCTCATTAAATTACCAGTAAGTTTCTGGAACTCCGCCATGAGTGCGTCGAAGTCATATTCAGGAGCAATCACGTTAGAGATTCTTTCCTGAGTAATAAACTTGTTATTTGTCTCAGCAGCTTCCTGGTCGATAGCCTTATTAAGAGCTTCGACAAGACTCTGATAGCTGAACGGAATTTCTGGTTCAATGTATTTGAATCGGCAACCTGTATCTACTGAACCATCGAGAGAACGAAGAATTAATCTACGTTCGCCATTTATAATATCGGCACAAGCGTAAATATCTGCCATACCCTTAATGATTTCATTTGCAGATTTCTGTGCTGTTGGAACCATCTGGTTATATTCTGTTCCATCCTTCTTCTTAAAGGTTTTATCCGCAGAGTGAGAGATGAAACAAACTGCATAACCAAGCTGAGCGATAGTTCTGAAAGAGTCTTCGAACTCCTTCTTATATTTTGACCAGCCATTTGTGCTCCAACCGCCATCGCCAATATTCTCGATGCCAAGCTGATTACAGATATACTTTTCACAGAGGGATGCTGCAATATCTACGGTATCAATAATAATTGATTTATAAACTGCCTGAACTTCTGGTTTCTTTAATTCTCTTAAAACTTGTTTAAATTCGCCCCAAGTTGTAATATCCTGTGCGATAACGCCAGGTAAAGCGTTATAACCTCTTTCAAAAGCGAGAATAAGAGCACCTGGAAACTGGCTTCCAAAAGTAGTTTTACCTACCTTTGGAATGCCATATACATAGGTGATATATCCAGAGAGGTCACGAGATACTTTATGAGGCTCAATTTGTAATAAATTAATAGCCATATATCATATCTCCTTTTAATTAGAAATCAAAGTTGTCATCTGTTGCAGGTAGATCAGGAGCAGCCTTTGTTGTTGCTGCCTTTGCCTTTGGAGCTGCGTTAGCAGCACCAATTGCATTACCCTGAGAAGCCTTGTATTCTTCTCTTCTTTGCTTGAGTTCAGCAAGAGTGTTTTCACGAGCCTGAGCTGCTGCCTTAAGGTCATTGAAGGTAATTGTTTCTTCAAGACCGAACTCATAAGGTTCTACTGCTGCCCAAGTGACAACATAATCTTTATTAGAAGTAGGAACTTCTCTTACGGAATCGTCTCCGAATGCAGACTCTTCTCTAATTAAACGAACGCCCTGTTCAGAAATAATCTGACCCTTAATCTTTGTGAAGACAGGGTTCTTTGGACTTGCTTCAAGTCCTCTGAAGTAATCCATAGCCTTTTCATTTACAACAGAGAATGTAACTGGAAGCATATCTCCTCTGAAGTTAAAGATACGACCATCAATGATTACCTTTGCAGGAGAAGTAACATTTCCTGCATCATCCTCGATAGCATCTCTATCGCGAGCACCAACGATAACTACATCTGCTTCAAATGTGTTACGCTGATTTTCATTTTCATTAATAGAAGTAGTTACATGAACGAATCCGCCCTCACATCTTTTTACAGATACAAGTTCCTCTGCACCATTACGGTCAGAATAGAATTCGTTAAGGCCAATAGTAGAATCAACACGAACCTTTGCCGCCTTATCTCCTACTTCTGGATCTGTGTAGCAACCAATCTTCTTATCAATAATACTCTTTAATGTTGTGAATGTTGCATTTTCCTTGCCCTGCTTTGTTGTAGCGGTAACATAGGTGAAATGAACTGGTACAATATTTGTCATTGCATTATTTGTTGCAACTTCAATTGCGCCACTAATAAATTCTGTGCCTGGCTTTTTGGAGTTAGGGCCAGAGACCTTTAATTCAAGACTATGCTGGTATAAAACGCCTTCAATTCTAGTACCATTAATCATTCTCTTCTTCATTTTAATAATTCTCCTTAGTCAATTTTATAGTTTTTTCCTTTATCTGTTATAGCATATACCACAGGATCTTTAGAAACCTTTTCAGCGAAGCCGTCTGATACCAATTTTCTTAAAGCACCAGATACAGCTCTGGAAGAAATTCCCAATCCATTCGCAATATCTTTTGCTTTACCAAGCTTGATGTCATTGTCCTGCATATACTTTAGGACAACTTTTCCACTATCAGTAATTTCAGGTTTTCCTGCATTATCATCTTCAAGGATTTTGATATAATCTTTTATATCATCTGAAATAATACTATCTGTAAATGCTTTATCGTGTTCCATTAGTTTGTTAATAAAATCTAAAAATTCTCTTTTCATTGTATTTTCCTTTCAAATCCTTATACTTTATTATAACAAAAAAATCCAATAGAAGCAATTTACTTCTCTTCGTCAAAGATGAGTGGTGTGCTGTAAGGTAATTCATGCGCCCAATCAATAAATTGCGCCCATTCAGTTAGCTTATGCCCCTGTCTTTGATGGCAGATAGTTCTTAAATTTTCATAATTCATAGTTACTGTTCTTGTCTGTAGCCAGCCTTCTGGTAGCCAACGTACAAGTTCTTTCCAGTAACGCTTGTCTTTTGTTTCATTGTACTTTTGGCGTAAAGACTCCAAATAGCTGATGAAATCTTCTGGTCCTATTCCAGGAACATTTTGTTCTAAAAATAGACTATTGTAATCGTCGATTTCAAAACAATTTATTGTAATAGGAGTTGAAGCTAGTTTATGCATTGTAGAAGTAGAATTAGCACAAGTGCCTACCTTATATGTATCGAACTCCTTCCACCAATAAATCGGTGCGGTAATATCTACGCTTACAAAAATCTGACGTAAAAATTTACGATGTTCTGGTCCGCCCGCAATTAAGCGTTTAGCCAAGTCCATATCGTTTGGGCCAATCCAGGTCATTTTATATGCATGCCCTGTTTCATCTGCTTTAATGGTGCCATTTTTGAAAAGCCAATCGAGATATTCATCTTCTTTACGGCCATATTCAACTGTTCCTCTTTTAAGTTCAGGATGCATTTTTTCTACCCACTTATCAGCGATATCAACCCCAAAAAAGTTAATATCTCCAGAAAGTGTAAAACGGCTATCTGATCTATCCCAACTTGCTAAAGGATTACGCATACCCATTATAGCATGATTAATATTACATACTTCATAATTTTCAAATTTCATTAAATATTTCCTCCGAATCCCTTAACATCGCATCCAATTGCCGCAAGAAATTCATCAATATCATCTAAATAACAGTTTGGTAAATATTTGCTTGATTCTTGCAAAAATTCAATATAAGATATAATTGTAATATCATATCCATATGATTTTGCTTTAACCAGCATTGCTTCTGGATTTCTACATACAAATGTAGCGCCCTCAGCCGCACATAAACCCATAATTTCTTTTGTTTTGCCACTACCTGGCTCACGAATTATTTTAACCATTATTTATTCCTCTGTGTTGTTTCCACGAGTTGTATTAAAGCCATAATCTGCGCTTTGGAAATAATCAATCCAAAAGCGTTCGCGTTCATTTAATCTTGAACGGTCACATTCCTCAATGACTTCATACATAAAATGCTCTGGACCAACATCTTTCATTTCTGTATAAAATCTATTGTTTGATGCATTGATACCAAGTCCTGCCTTAATATGATCTCTAAATCTAGTCCGAATATCTACACTTTGTCCGATATAGCATTTATTGGTATCAAGGTTTGTTATTTTATATATACCAACCATAGGAGTTCCAGAAGGAGTAACTCTGTTTAATAAATCGGTAACTGGACGCTTGTAATAAACTTCCCAAATTACCTTATTAATGGCAGAAGTATCTCCTCGCAATTCTTTAACTGCCTTTTTGAGAACATCTATATCCCATAACTGGTTTTCTGTAATATGAATTTGATAAAATTTCTTTTTATCTTCTGATGCAAGTCTGCGAAGTTCTTCTTCATTTGCGGCACGGACCTTCTTTTTCATTTCATCCAAAAGGTCTGATACCTCAACCACTTCATCAACTCTTGCCTTATATTCCTCTTGGACTTCTTTTAAAAGTTCAAGATATTGTTCTTTTGCTTCATTTTCTGCTTGACGATATTTCTTCGATGCTTCTTCAGCAGATTGCGACATACGCTCTTGCATTGCGTCAAAAGCTAAATCATATGTTTCTTGCGCCTTAGCCTTTGATTCTTCTGAAATACGAGTTATATCATCATTTAAATCTTTCTTTTTATTTACTAACGCTTGAATTGCAGTTTCTTCTGAAGCAATTTTTGATATTAATTCATTATGTTTTGCAGTTAATTCTTTATTTTTCTCTTCGGTTTCTTTATCGAGTTCTACTTTTGCTTTATAGAATGTATTTAATAATAAATAACCATAGGCTAATAAAGCAACTACAAATACTATGATTAAAATATGTACTCAACTCATTCTAATACCCTCTTAGAAAAATAGGGGTAGAATTTATCTACCCCATATTTAACTGTTATTACTTCGCATCTACTTCTGCATCTGGGTCAAATGCCATACCTTCAGCGGTTAGACTGAGAAGCTTGATTGGCTTATGAGAACCATCATCTAATGTGAGTTCTGCAGGTGTGCGAACACCGAGTCCCTTACGGCAGAGTGCTGTGAAGCATCCATCTACAGAACGCTTGTTAGGAATGCCGAGAGCCTTTGCAACGTCCTCTGCTGTGAGGTCCTCACCATTGTGCTGCTTAAGATAATTCAATACATTTCTAGAATTTTCATTCATTGCCATAATAATAATTTCTCCTTTAATCTAATATATTTTATTATTGATGTAAAAATTATATCACATTTTTTTAGTTAAGTCAATTTATTTTTTATTTAATTTTTTCAGCACCAATTCATCAATCTCAAAAAGTTCTTCCAAGCTCAAATTATTTTTTAGGCAGATATCCTGTATCTCCTGTTCTGCGGTCTCACGCAATGTTGGGTTTGAGCGCATACTTTCGAGCTGACTTATTCGTTCTGCGATTTTCTTTTTACGTGCCTTACTTGCCATAACTGTTCCTTAATTTTTACATTTATATTATACATAATTTTTTTTATTAACGCAAGAAGTTAGAAATAAATTCCTCTTCTGTGATAATAGGTACTCCGAGCTGTTTAGCTTTCTGGTTTTTACTTGAGACTGAATCAATATCATTGTTAATAAGATAAGTCGTTTTGGACGTAATAGAAGTTCCTACTTTACCTCCTTTAGCTTCAATATCCTTCTGGAGGGCAGCTCTATTTTTATAAGTTTTCAAAGAACCAGTAATAACGAAAGTTTGACCTACTAAAGAAGAATCTTGCTGTTCTTCTTGAAGATTATTTTCGTCAAAAGTTAAAATTCTTACTATTTCATCAGCTTCGGTATAGTTAAAATGTTTAATGCTATGATCTATTTCAATTCCAAAATTATCTAATTTAAAGAAATGATAAGAATCATCTTTAACCGCATCTCTAAATTCTGCATAAGTCTTAAAATGTTTAGCCAATTCTTTTGCAGTATTTCGACCAACAAGCGGGATACCAATAGCTGATATAAGCATCCAATGTTGTGTTTCTTGAAGCAGTAATTGCGGTCAAAATTTTATCTACTGATTTAACACCAAATCCTGGCTTTTTAATCCATTCATCCTTGTGATCCTCAAGCAGATAAATATCTTTTAGATTTTCAATCCAACCCCAGTCAATAAGTTTTTCTAAAGTTGCTTCAGATAATCCTTTAATATCTAAGCCTTTCTTTCCGCAATAGTGATCTAATCTATTTACTAATTTACCTGGACAACCTGGATTTGCACAAACAAAATTCATAACTCCATCTGGAGAAGTCTCAAGTGCTACGTCTCCACCGCATACTGGACACTGTTCTATCACATCATTTGCAGAAACACCCCCAGCCGCAACAATCTCTTCATAACCATGATGAGGACCTGCTTCTAAGATTTGAGGTATAATCATATTTGCTTTAAAGATTTTGACCTTTTCGCCATGATAAGCACAAGGGCCTAAAACCTTACGCATCACGCTATAATTATGAAGACTTGCTCGTTCAACAGTAGAACCATCTAATTCAATCGGTTCAAATACTGCTACTGGTGTAAGCACCCCAGTACGGCCCATAGTCCAGTCGATATATCTTAAACGAGATTCGACTGTCTCAATTTCTGGTTTCCACGCGATTCCATCCCTGAAGTGGTGGCCAGTTGCGCCTAGAGATTCCGCATATGCGTAGTCATTAAATTTCCATACAACACCATCATTTGGAATATCTTTATCCAGGTTTCTAACCTGTCTATTTACTTCATCAACATCATTAAGGTTTAAATCTGGTAAAAGATAAGGTACAACATTAAACCCCAAACCAAGAGCGGTTCTAAGTGCGTCTGTTTTGGTTTGACCTGGTTCAGGAGTAATAACTTCCCACGCGATAAATGTAATCAGACGCTCTTTTACAATATTTAAATCAAGTAAATTTAATGAACCAGCAACCGTATTACGAGGATTTTTAAATTCATTATTTTTATTGATTTTATCAAAAGCGTAGTATTTAATAACAGCTTCACCATCTATAATATATTCACCAGGCATTCCAATAAATGTTGGCGTACAGGTAAAATATTTAACATGTTCTGTAATATCAGAACCAATCTGGCCGTCACCTCTTGTATTGGCGGAATATAAATGACCATTTTTATATTTAAGTCTAACTGAAACACCATCGCATTTTAATGATGCGAAAACAGGTTTATCCTTGCAAAAATCTTTAATCTCTTGTGCTGTATGACATTTATCCAGACTTAACATTGGACGCGGAGTAATAGCAATTTTCTCTAGCTTATCTAATACTGGTGCGCCAACTATTTGAGAACCTCTTTGCTCTTCTGGAATTTCATACTTCTCTTCAAGTGCTTTTAGTTTTTCCAATTTTAAATCATACTCTTGATCTGACATAATTGGAGTATCTGTATTATAATATGCATCATTTGCTGCTTTTATTTCATGTTCTAAATTTTTTACTTTTTTTGAATTAATAAACATAGTTAAAAATCCTCTTTAAAAAATCGCTGAAGGGCTTTATAATCATCTTCTTCTTCAAAGGCTTCTTCCCAAATAACTGAACCAATATATACTTTATCTCTAATATCAAATTCATCTAATAAATCAACTTCTTTTATATGTTTTTTACCTTTTGATTCATATAAAGAACCTGCTGGAATAGTATAATAGCCTAATAAAATAACATCAGTATAAGATTCTGCTCCATACCAGCCGCAAAAATTGCCTTCGCCTTCCCAGTGATGACCATTGTTAAATTTAAATAAACCAATAGCAGTTGTATGATAATTACTTTCTTCATTTAATCTATTAACATAATATTTCATATTTATATTTTACCATAATTTTTTATTAAAAACAAAAGGTGTATTTCTACACCTTTGAAACTGACTGTATTCTATCTTTAATGGCTATTACACCAGCTGCATTTCGTCCAAGAGTAGAAATATCCTTAGCTGAAATACAGATTGATTTAGAAAGTCCTATAATAAGAACTGTATCTTCATCATTAAGAAGTGCGGCATCGGCCACTTCGCTGTCACCCTTATAACAGATAACACCCTTTCCGCCACGCTTCTGTGTAATGAATTCACTAGCAGCAACTCTCTTACTATTTCCATTTACCGCAAATATTCCAAGAGAGTCATTTTCATCTCTCACTACAAGTGCGGCGACTACTTCATCTCCATCATTAAGAGTAATACCTTTAACTCCCTGCGTTGAACGAGAAGTAGGAGCAATATCTAATGAGCTGAATTTAATACACATACCCTTTTTGGTGATAAGCATAATTGGTTCATCTTTGATTAAACCAATACTTGCCAAACTATCGCCTTCACGCAATGAGATAGAAGAGATACCAGTTTTCTTTTTTGTCTTAATATATTCATCTATTGGAGTCTTCTTAACAACACCATTCTTTGTTACAAACAATACGAATTTTGCATCAGTATCTTTGTAGATAGAATATATTACTGCTGGCTTTTCATTTGGCGCAAGAGAGAGAAGTGTTGTAATAGGGACACCCTTTGTTGTATTATTTGTTTCAGGAATCTTATCAACCAAGAGTCGATACATATTACCTTTATCTGTAAAGACCATTAATGAATCTACCGTGTTGGTTCTGATAACAGAATTTACAATATCATCATTAGTTTTGACTCCCTTGCCGCCTCGCTTTTGAGTTTTAAATGCGGTTACAGGAACTCGCTTAATTAAACCAGATTCAGTCATAATTACCGCTACTTTCTCTGGCTCAACTGCGGCGATTTCTTTATCTTCCTTTGCTATGGTAATCTGTGCCAATTCAGTCTTACGGTCATCGCCAAATTCATTTACAATCTGACCTAATCTGCTAAGAATTATATCTTTCTGCTTTTCGTCAGAACTTAAAATAAGATTATTAGAATTAATCCTATCTAAAAGCTCATCTCTTTCTTGATTTAATTCAATTCCTTCCAATTTAGCCAAGGAACTTAATCTCATTGCAAGAATAGCTTTTGCTTGATTCTCTGTAAATTTATATTTAGCGATTAAAGCATCTTTTGCCGCAGCTGAATTATCAGATTTCTTAATTAAAGCAATGATATTATCAATATCTTCGATTGCTTTTAACAAGCCCTCAATAATTTCAACGCGAGCCTTATCTTTTCTAATATCGAATTCAAGTTCTCTTCTTAGGCAAGAAAGATTATGATCCACATAAATCTTACAGCAATCTTTAAGGTTTAACTCTGTTGGAGTTTTACCCACAAGAGCAACCTGATTATAAGAGAATGTCGTTTGTAAATCTGTCTTTGCGAAAAGTTGATTTACAATATAATTTACATTTGCTCCACATTCGAGTTCAATAACAATTCTAATACCTTTCTTGTTAGTTTCGTCTCGAACATCATCAATACCGTTAATTTCTTCTGCGGCATCACCAATTTGTGCAAGTAAAGATTCTACGGTAATTCCATAAGGAATCTCATAAAATACGATACTATTTTTCTCTGTTTTATATTTTCCTCTAATTTTTACACTACCATGGCCTGTTCGCATAATATCAGGAATATCATCTTTATTGATGACAATTCCTCCTGTTGGAAAGTCAGGACCTGGAAGAGTTGGTTCTTCACCGTTCATATACTGAGCGATTGCCCCAGCCACTTCTTTAAGATTATGTGGCGCCCAGTTACATGCCATAGCTACGCCAATACCGCTATTTGGATTGCAGAGAAGGTTAGGGAAAATTGAATGTAAAACAACAGGTTCTTCCATTGTTTCATCATAATTTGGAATGAAATCTACAATATCTTTATCCAATCCTTTTAATAAACCCTTTTCCGCAATTTTAGCTAAACGAGCCTCGGTATAACGTGCGGCCGCAGGTCCATCACCTACAATGTTGCCATTATTACCATGCCAGTCAATAAGCGGATAACGCATAACCCAATCTTGAGAAAGTCGAGCCATTGCACCATAGATAGAACTATCACCATGAGGATGAAGCTTACCCATTACATCTCCAACGATTCGGGCGGATTTAACATGTGGTTTAGAGGATGAGCGACCTTCAATATCACATGAATATAAAATACGCTTTGCTACTGGTTTGAGGCCATCTAATGCAGATGGAATTGCTCTATCAGTATTTACCGCATATGCATATTCAATAAAATTTCGATGTAATTCATCATAAATATCATTATTCTGCATATATTGCCTCTCCTAACAATATCTAAATTGACTTGTTTCTAATAACAAATCTTCTAAACATAAATTATCATACCTTGTATATGGAATTCTAATTAATGGGATATTGTTTTCTTTACACCACTTGTTCTTAAATTCATCATATTGTTTTCTTTTTTCAAATTTTTCTTTTGTATTCCATCCAGGTCCTGGTTGGAAATGTTGAATTCCATCATATTCAAGTAAATAATGATTATTTATATAAAAATCAAATCTTAGGCGTGTATTATTTTCACCTACCAATCCATTAAATGTTTTTTGAGTAATATAATCAATATTATTTTTACTTAAAATAATATTAATTTTTTCTTCTCCTTTAGAATTTATACATCCACAAGAAATTTGACCTCCTAATAAGCGTGCGCTTGGAATATATACTATATTACCACAATCACATTTACATTCCCAATAAACACAACCATCTTTTCTATAGGCTTCTTTTAAAACAAGTAATTTTCCGAAACGCTGATTGGTTAATTTAGCAGATCTAGTTTGACTAATTAATTCTGCTTTATAACAACCACATGATGTTACATGGCCAGACTTTAAACTGGTTGATGTAGCTATTGTTGTATTTCCACAATCACACAAACATTTCCAAGCTGTACGTTCTTTAAAAGGATATTCCTCTATAACAGTTAATCTTCCAAATTTTTGTCCGATTAAATTTTCTTTTTTAGCTTCTGAAATGAGACGTTTTTTTTGACATCCACAAGATTTTATATGATTAGATTTTAGATCACATGATGTAACAGTTACTATATTCCCACAATCACATCGACATTTCCAAGCAGTTCTATTTTTAGAAAAATCTTCTTCTATAACCGTTAATGATCCAAATTTTTGCCCAATTAAATTTTCTTTTCTACTTTGTGAATATAACTCTTTGGTTTTACATCCACATGATTTGGTATGTTCAGTTCTTAAATTATTTACCATAACAGCCGTTATATTTCCACAATCACACTTGCAACACCAAACAGGAATTCGTCCTTTATTTTCTGTACGATACAATGGAGTTAAATAATTAAATTTTTTATTTCGCAAATCTTCAGCTCTGCCTAAAGGAATTTTAGGATACCCAGGTATTTCTTTTATTTCATCATAATTATTCGGCATTATATTGTCCTGCCTCCTCACTATGATTCTTAATATATTCTTTTCTTAAACCTGCGCTTGAACCCATGAGAGTTTCAAATAACATATCTGCGGCCTTGGCATCTTCGATTGTAATTTGTTTGATAATGCGATTATTAGGATTGGTAAGAGTTTCTTCTGTTTCTTCAACAGACATTTCTCCAAGTCCTTTTAGACGATTAACTTGATACTTACTGCCTTGATGTGTCTTTCTAAACTCCTCAAGTGCCGCATCATCTTTAAGGTACTTATAGCCTTTATTTCCTCCAAGAGTAATCTTATATAGAGGAGGAACGCCCGCATAGATATAGCCATCTTCAATAAGCTGAGGACAGAAATTCCAAATGAAAGTATAGAATAGATTCTTAATATGACTTCCATCTACGTCAGCATCAGATTCAATGATAATCTTACCATATCGCAAATCCTCAGGCTTATATGTGATTTTCATTGTTTTCATATCAACAGTCAATCCAAAAGCATCAATCATTGTCATAATTTCTGCGTTCTTCTGGATTTTATCTAATGTTGCTTTCTGAGTATTTAGAATCTTACCTCTTACTGGCATAACTGCTTGGAACGAGTTATCTCTTGCAAGTTTGAGGTTGCCAGAAGCGGAATCACCCTCTGTAATATAAATCTCACAATCCTTACGTGGCTTTCCTTTGCAGTCCGCAAGTTTTGTGTCGAATTTAAGGGCTTTCTCTTTCTTCTTAGTTGCGGCACGAGCTGTATCACGAGCCTTCTTTGCAGCTTCTCGTGCTTTACGTGCGTTGATTGCTTTGTCCGCAATTAATTTAACTTCTTTCTCGTTCGCATTCATCCAAGAGACTAGGTTATCAACAAGGGCGCGAGTAAATGGTGCCATATCAATCTTAGTAATTCTTGATTTGACCTGAGCATCATATGCTACTCCTGGTGCGGTAATATTGAAGATAATGTAAAGTCCTTCTTGAATATCTTCACCAGAAAGATTTTCTTCCTTATCTTTGAGCCACTTCTTCTCTTTAAAGAACTTGTTAAACTCTCTTGTGATGATGGTTTTAACCTGTACGATATGCTGGCCAGATTCAGTAAGACCTGTATTTACATATGGAATCAATGTCGTGCCATATGAGGAGGTATAGGTCATTACCATATCCATTTTATTCTTACCATCTACGAAATTCATATTGAAACGATTATCAATTAATTCATTTGATTTAACCGCTTCATCTACAAGGTCATTGATACCGTTCGTAGAGGTATAAGAAGTTTTTTCTCCATTGGCATTAAGATTAATGGTTAAACCTGGACACAATGCTGTAATAGTTTTAAATAAGGTTTTTATCTTATTTAACTCTACTGTTGTGTGCGTGAAAAATTCTTCTGATGGTTTCCAGCAAACTCTTGTTCCAGTATCGTATCCAGTTAATTCACTACAAGCACCACTTTCTCTTTTATCAAAAACACCCTCAAGAAAACGACAATTTTCAAATTGGTTATCTCTAATAGTTGTAACAGTTAGCCAATGAGATAAGAAAGTAGTAATTTTGCTACCAATACCAAAAGAGCCAAGAGAGGTTCCTTCATATGTTCCATCTTCACGATATTTTCCAGATGTGTTTAATACGCTAAAAGCGGCTTCAAGAATTGTTTTTCCATCTTCTCTAAATGAATTAGGGATAAAACCCTGACCGTAATCACGTACAATAACTGTATCTTTATCTATCTTTACATCAATTTTATCTCCATGACCCAAACGATATTCATCAATCGCATTGGATAGGATTTCGACTAAAAGCTGAGTGGAATATGTAGTATCACCTGCATATACGCCTGGTCTTAATCGAGTAAATTCAAGGGGAGATAATGACTCAATACTATCTTCAGTATATAATGTTTTATCAGTTTTCTTTTTTGCCATTACATAAACCTTCCTTATATATAATTATTATAACATAATCAATTAAAAAAGTCAAGATTTTTATTCTTGACTTATAATGTATCATTTTTACTATTTTCTTGTTTATATTGCTTATACCAATTTCGTAGAGCTTTATTTGGATAAATCCATCCATCTTCAATTCCAGTTATCCAATACTTAGGATCATCTTTGTATTGACATTCTGATCTCCAATTATCTCTCCCTGAGAAATAACCCATGTTTGGAATATTATTTTTAACATCACTAAAATAGACTTCTTCTGCGGTCATGACACCAGTAGCCAATTTATCAGCAAGTTCATTTCCGATAATTCCACTATGACCTTTGATATAATTTATATTTACATGGAAATTTCCAGAAGCTAATAATTGATGTATATTGTAGATAATTTGTTGATTTTCTACTGGTTTTCCATCTGATTTTCTCCAGTCATTTGCCATCCATTTTCGTCCCCATACAGTAGCACAATTAATAGCATATTGAGAATCAGAATAAATTTCTGGACAACCCCATTCATCTTTTGTTCCATAGTGCGCGATAGCGTAATAGAGAGCATATAATTCCATTTCATTATTTGTGGTATTTTTAACCTGTTTGGAATAAGCGTCTATAATATAATTTGTTTCCGAATCAAAAACAACATATCCAAAACCGCCTTCATTATTAGTTCCTTTTTTATTATTTATTCTTGTTGATCCATCGCAAAAAATTTTTATAGCCATTTTCTTATTCCTCTCTATTATATTGTATTACAAATTTTTCTCTTTGTCAAATTTATGCTTCAACATTTTCCTAAAATAGTCTTGGGTATATCCGAATTTTTCAAACCAATATTTAAAATCATCTAAATTTTTTAATTCAGAATAATAATGGACTTGATTTTCGTTTCAATTATATTCTTTACATAGTTGTTCGCATAGCAACAGTGTTTGGGTCATGCAATCACGCAAATAATTAAGATTTTCTTTGTTATCTTCACATATGCAGATATGTATATATCTATCCGTATTTCAAGACTGCATATTGGTTGGTATTGTTTTTATTATTGTAACTTGATTATATTTATCTTTTCCAATTCAATAATGAAAATTATGATCTCGATGAGTGTGATTATAATCATTCAACTTATTATTATATCCAATTTTTTCTAGTATTTCTTGTTTATTTTCATTTTTACTACCAGGTTTTACATACCATCTTAAATATGGACGGGGCATAAGAGACGAATGAATCACGATTCCTTTTGGACTGGGCATATTATAATGTTTAGCATATGCCGTACTATTATACATTACACAATCAAGGACTCAAGAAATATTAATGTTCTTGTTTGTTGTTTTTTGCTCTAAGAATTTGATAAACTTTTTCTTTTCCATCAATATAATTCTTTAAATCCGCTTTCATTTCTGTGATACATTCCTTGATTGTTTCAATGTCCTCTCTGGTCATTCTAATCTGACGATATAGCATCTTTACAGGATATGATTTAGGATCAAATTGCTTACTCTGTCGCATAGAGTATAAAAGTTGATTTAGACCTTCTAATTTAATCCTTAAATCATTTCTATATGTAGTCATCATATTAATATGCATACGAATTTCCGCAATAGTGGAACCAGTAATTAAGCTCTTAAAATCTTCATCTGCTGGATTACAGTATGCTTCTCCCACATATTTTCGTCCATATTTATTATCTACAAATTCGCATTTAGTGTAATTATCTTTATATGTAAATTTAGGTTCTTTTTTCGTTTTCATATAAAACTCCTTATTTTATATTTTATTATAACAAAAAAAAGGAACAATGGCTACTGTTCCTTTTTAATTTCATCTTCTACATCTTCAAATCGAAGTTCTAAATCTTTCAAATTCTTTTCGATAATTTCAATTTCTTTTAGCGACATATATAGAATATATGAGTTTAAAAGAATTAATAATACACAGAAAAACATTGTAAGAATACTAAACACCACGTCGCAATCTCCTTATATCTTCAATAACTTCATCAATATTTACTGGATACCCATTGTGCGCATCCACGCCAATATTGTAGATCTGATGCTCTTTAAGCGCAAATCTATCTGTTGTGTGAGTATGGCCGCTAAGATTCCAGAGTTTTTTACAATCATCAAAATTAGCAACCATTGTAGGATAATGAGATAGATAAAAGTTAATGTGTTTATTAACATGTAGCATATCCGCATATACTACATCAACTACACTAGGAAGTTGTTTATACAATTCTGCTCTTTTGAGAGAATCATGGTTTCCTAAAATGATATGGATGTTACCTTTTAAACAACTCAAAATTCGCATACCCTCTTCATTATCATTTAACATAACATCACCTAAATGATATATGGTATCTTTTTCTCCGATAGAACAATTCCACTTATCCATTAAATCAAGATTCATTTGATAAACAGATTTATATCCTCTTGGTTGCCAAAGAAATTCTTTTTCATGACAGAAATGAGTATCAGATATAAACCAAATCTTACTCATTTGTCACCTCATCATTGCGGATAAATTCAATTTCAGCAATCACGCAATCAATATCACCAAATTCATCCTTAGTAGGGTATGTAAATTTTTCATGCATATTGCGGATTGCATCTTCTGGAACTCTGGCACGCCCATTTCGATTAAGATTATTTTTTAAACAATCTTCAAGAGGAGTATTAATAACATAAACTTCAAGTCTGTCGAAAAGAGTTTTATCAACTCTGTTGTAGAATTTGCGGCGAGAGCCAATAGTAACATGAGTTGCATCTGCCCAAACAATATTGTGGGATTCAGCACTTTTATTCACATCATGGCAAAATTTGTTGAAAACGTCTGTTTCTTTTGAGAAATAAGGAATACCAGGAGCTACCAAAGAAAATCTAATAGCATCACGAGATACTACTGCGTCTTCTGGATGTGCCATCATCTTTACAAAAGTAGATTTGCCGCTTGCTGGAATTCCAACCATCATTCTAAGAGTTGCCATTTTCAAAATCACCCCTTTCAAATTTCATTTTGAATTTTGCTACATCTTGTTCTGAATAACATTCATAATGATTTACTTCTTGTTTGCAGTGTATGCAATATAGCTTTTTTAAATGTCCTTTTCCTCTTTGCGCCGCTTCGTTGCGCGCAATGGGAATTCCCCTGTTTCCGCACTTTACGCAATAAAATTCATGTGTAATCACCTCATAACCTTCTTTCTAATCCATATTCGTGTATGATTTCATCTTGTAAATCGAGATTCATTATAAGGAATAATTTACTTTTTGGAATAATATGAATACTTCCTACATTGTCTGCATAATAATAGTCATCTTGACTTTCTTTTAAGAAAATGTACCCACGATCCCGTCTAAAATTTTTGTAGCTCTGATCGCTAATTCTTCCATCTGACTTTTTGTAATTTTCTTCCATTTCCAACACCAATCGATTCGATGACAAATCCAATCAATATCCCTTTCGTGATAAGGCTTAAAATTTTCATAACTTTTAAGGGCAGTATCAATTTCTTTATAGAAGTCTTTCATATTTTCCCTTTCCTTATATAATTATTATATCATATATTTTTATAAAAATAAAAAGATCTTGATATTAATCAAGATCTTTAATATTCGCTTAAAAAGTCAGGTAATTCAAAATCTGGAATATACTTAGCAAGTTGTGGAACCTGCATCTTTTCCATTATATCTTCTACGGTCAGATTATTCCCAATGGCCTTGAAACCAAAGTAAGACAATCTATCATTCTTGATAACCTGCGCCACAGCCTTACGTTCATAAGAATACTCTTCGTAAAGCAAACGAACATGCTGGATATAACGAGTTACTTCCCACTT